TTTGTATCTCAGAAAGAGATTCCAAACCTTTTGTTGTCTGGATCTGCTGGTGTAGGTAAGACTACAATTGCTAAAGCTCTGTGTGATGAGATTGGTGCATCATACATTATGATCAATGGATCTGATGAGGGTAGGTTCCTTGACACTGTGAGAAACAGAATCAGGACATTTGCATCAACAGTCTCCTTGACCTCTGGAGCGTCCCACAAGGTTGTTATCATAGATGAAGCAGACAACACAACCAACGATGTACAACTCTCCCTCAGAAGTGCTGTGGAGGAGTTTCATAGTAATTGCAGGTTTATATTTACTTGCAACTTTATCAATAAGATCATTGAACCATTACACTCTAGGTGTACAGTTGTTGATTTTCGTGTAAAGAATGGACAGTCTACACAATTACAAGGTCAGTTCTTTGAACGTCTTAGAACTATACTAAAAACTGAAAATGTTAAATTTGAAGATAAGGTTCTGGCTAAACTTATTAGGAGGTATTATCCTGATTGGCGTAGGACTATCAATGAGTGTCAACGCTATGCTGCTAATGGCTCCATTGACTCAGCTATTCTCGTTGATGTTGCTGATGTTAATCTTGATAGTCTTCTTACGGCACTGAAGCAGAAAGACTTTAAGACTGTGAAGGGATGGGTTGTTCAACACATTGACAATGATCCTACTATGGTTATGAGGAAGGTGTATGATAGTCTGTATGGTGTTCTTAAACCAACTTCTATACCAGAAGCAGTTCTAATCATTGCGAAGTATATGAAGGACATTACTGTCGTACCCGATCAAGAGATCAACATGCTTGCATGTTTAACTGAAATTATGATGAGTTGTGAATTCAGATGAATACTATTAAATCATTAAAAACACCACTAAGATATCCAGGTGGTAAGTCTAGAGCAGTATCTAAACTATTTCAATACATTCCAAATCTTTATAAGGTAAAGGAATTTAGAGAACCTTTTCTTGGCGGTGGGTCAGTAGCATTAGAAATTACAAAAAGGTATCCTCATATTGAAGTGTGGGTTAATGATCTATATGAACCTTTATATAATTTTTGGTGCGAACTGCAACATAGTGGACATCAACTTCAAGGTGAAATTGAAGGTTTAAAAAATGTTCACTGCAATCAGGACTCAGCAAGATGTTTATTTTTAGAAATGAAGGAGGTTATCAATGACGAAGAAAAATCTAACTTTGATCGTGCCATCGCTTTTTATATCGTTAATAAGTGTAGCTTCAGTGGTCTCACTGAGTCTTCATCATTTTCTCCACAAGCGTCAGATTCAAACTTCTCCCTCAATGGAATCGGTAGACTCCACGAGTACTCAGAACTCATCCAATCTTGGACAATAACAAATCTTTCTTATGAAAGAATGTTAACAGATGATTGGGACAATAAAGGGATTTTTACGTACATGGATCCACCATATGATATCAAAGATAATCTCTATGGTAAGAAGGGTGACATGCATAAGAAATTTGACCATGATATGTTTGCAGAGGAGTGTGACAGATTTACTTCCCCTATGCTGATCTCTTACAATTCTGACCAGATTATTAAGGATCGTTTCAAGGAGTGGACAGTTGGGGAATTTGCACACACTTACACCATGAGGTCTGTGGGGTGCTATAATATAGATCAAGCATCAAGAAAGGAACTAGTCCTAACAAATTATGAAGTGTGACGTAAAACTATTCGTAGCAGGAACTGTATTCACAGAAACTGTACAAGCACGTGATTATCAGGAAGCACGTCAGGTTGCTCTTGCACGTAATCCAAATGCTAAAGTAATCGGTGTCAATGCCAATCTCAAATAAAAGATCAATAGAATCATCAGATCCTAAAGAAAAACTAGAATCTCCAATAAGAGATGTTGATCACATCTTGGAGATTTCTAAATCTTTGAATAAAAATTTTTGTAGAGATCTGAGAAAAAAATTTGATAAGGATGATAGAAAATATAGAGGTGTTATAGGAAGTGGTTCTGCAAATCCTAATATAAAAGAATGTTATGATTTGACTATTTCTGATAAAGAAGATTATCTTAAAGAAGATAGTGTTTTTTATAAAGCATTGTGTGAGGGTTTAAAAAAATATTACACTCATTGTGAAACAATAAGTAAAAATATATTACATCTAGAAGCTTTGCAAGATAGATATCTTATGAAGGATACTGGATATCAAATACAAAGATATGAACCTGGTGGATTCTATAAATGGCATCATGATTTTATGTGTGATCCCACATATGGATCTAGACAATACACATATATTTGGTATCTTAATAATATAAAAGATGGTTCTGGTTACACAGAATTTGCTTGTGGAAAAAGGGTAACACCAAAAACAGGTAAATTAGTTATATTTCCATCGTCTTGGCAATACATTCATAGGGCATATCCTAGCAAATCTAAACGAAAATATATTTGCACAGGATGGATATACCTAGGATCTGAAATCAAATCAACAGGAGATTAACACTCATGAGATTAGGGGTAATGTGCTCTGGAGAGGGTACAAACTTTGAAAACATCATAAGATATCCTCAGATGAAACATGAGGTTGTGTTGATGATACACAACACTAAGAAGTGTGGTGCTATCACACGAGCAGAAAAGTTTGGAATTCCTCATGTAAGGATAGCACATAAAAATGAAGATGAAATGATCAAACTCTTTAAAGCATGGAGGGTTGATCTTATTATATTAGCAGGTTACATGAGAGTACTTAAGAAACCATCTGAGTTCCCATGTCCTATTATAAATGTACACCCATCATTACTACCTAAGTACAAAGGTTTACATGCAGTAGAACAATCTTTATTATCAGGTGATAAAGAGACTGGATGTACTGTCCACTATGTAAATGAAGAACTTGACGGTGGTGCTATAATAGATAGATCAATAGTTCCTATTTGTCCTAATGATACAGTTGAGACTTTGACTCATCGTATTCAAAGAGCAGAGTATAGACTTTTACCATTAGTTATTAACCATTATGAAACCAAAGAAAGCAATAAAAACAGCATTAGAACAGCCATGGCTGTATAATGAAGAAGAAATTAAGAAATTACAATCTAAGTTGAATGACCTTGAAGAAGAAGGTGTACAAGAGTTGTGGCATCGTAGAAGTACAATGGGATTCTCTAATTCACCTGAACAATTGAATGGATAAACTATGGAGGATATGGAAATATGCACTGGGTTCGTTCTCTGATGAGGAAACGAAGCAGTATGATAATATTGTACTCGTTGTACGATCTTTCATCTTCCTTACTTATCTTACTACTAATTGTTTTATTATTAGCGGAGTGATCCGTCACTGGAATAATGTACCAACTCAAAGATTACCTGTACAGCATCAATCAGTCTAAGAAGAACATCTTGGATGATGATCCTGATGCTGCTAGAAAGTATCCAGCATATGTAGTAAATAGATGTCTGTCATCCTTTACTGACACTGTGTTGTATGCTAATGAAATGAATAAGAACTCGCATCTACCACCTAAGATGCAATATGATTTTTTCATAAATAGTGTGAAACCAAGGAAAAGATTTTCTCCTTGGGCTAGGAAAGATTCTATTGATTATCTTGACGTAGTTAAAGAGTATTATGGTTATAATGATGATAAGGCTCTCCAAGCACTAAGGATTCTCACCAAGGATCAACTAGATAAAATTACATATCTATTGAGAAAAGGTGGTAACAATGGCAAGCGAAGTTGAAGTCCAGTGGAAACAATCAGACATGGTTGAAGTCACATTGGGTGAACCAGATGATTTCTTGAAGGTGAGAGAGACATTAACTAGAATTGGTGTAGCTTCTAGGAAAGAAAAGAAAATATACCAGTCATGTCATATCCTTCATAAGCAAGGTAAGTATTACATAGTTCATTTTAAAGAACTGTTCGCACTTGATGGTAAGAATACTAACTTCTCAAGCAATGATATTCAGAGAAGAAATAGGATAGCAAAACTTCTATCTGATTGGGGATTGATTGGTATAATTAATGAGAGTCAAGTGGAAGATCTTGCACCTTTAAATCAAATTAAAGTGTTAAGTTTTAAAGATAAAGGTGATTGGACGCTTGAAAGCAAGTATAATATTGGTAGGAAAAAGACAGAGGATTAATGGAGAATCACCCTACTAGGGTTAAGTATGATAATCCAAACATGTATAGATGGAAGAGTTGGGATGCTAATACACCCTTCGCTCCATCTTTTGATGTGCCAGTTTATATTGATGAATGTGGTGAGGGAATCACAAGAGACTTAGTTAAAATGTGTGAACATTATAAGTTCTCTAGAGATAATTGGATGAAGTATAATATATTCTCTCATACTGATTTTGTAGTTGGTCTTCTTTCAGATAGGATATATCAAATCTACACAGATTATATGGTTGAACTAGATCAAGATCCTTTACCAAGAAATAAAATATGGATACGTGGTTGGGGTACTAGTCTGGAGAATGGTAAAGGTATTGAACATCATTCACATGCGTTTCATGAGAATACTTATCTGAGTGGTAATATTTCTCTATCTGATTTACCAACTACTACTGATTATTGTTTTCCATATTTGGGATGGTACTTTGATTATTGGAAAGTAAAGAATGAATTAGGTAAGATAACTTTATTCCCTTCTTGGTTAGAACATAAGGTAGATGCTAACACTACAGGACAGGTACGGTTTTCACTAGCATTTGATATGTTTACAGAACACACTATGGATTATATTCGTAAGAACCGTAACGATGATTCGGTACTCCAGAAAACTTTAAGGTTGTCAAAACGAATGGATCATGTTTAAATAGTAGTGTGATGCCTTCGGGGTCACAATTACATAGTCGCTTACGA